GCAAGCGTTGGTGGCTCTGTCCTTGGTGGTATTATTGGCGGAACTATAGGTTCTATAATACCTGGTGCTGGAACAGCGGTGGGGGCAGTCATAGGAGCTTCTTTGGGTGGATTTGCCGGTGGGTTCTTTGGTTCTGCAATAGCACAAGACATTGAAGATCAACCAGACTTTAGTCTTGGTAGAGCACTGGGTGCTGGTGTGGTTAGTGCTATACCATTGGGTGGAGCCGCAGTCAAGGGACTAAGAGGTGGAGCTAAGATTACTGGTAGTATGGTTGCCGGTGCAGCTGCACGTGAATCTGTTAAAGGTGCGGCATTGGGAAGCACGGAAGCTACAATTAAAACTATTGTTGACGAGGGCCGTATGCCTACCAAGGAAGAGTTTGCTACTTATGCTGGTGCGGGTGCTTTGTTTGGTGGTGCTATAGGTGCTTTTACCCCCAAGATCAGTAAGTCAATGAATAAGTTTTTTGGTAAAAGCTTTGATGAAATTGATGACGAGGTGGCGAGGGGAACAATTACTTACAAAGACTTTAAGCCACTTGCTCAAGCAGAGGGGGCAGACGGAGAAAAAATACTGCGCGGTCAAGTAGAAAAAGTTAAGGCTAGAGTCCAAGCTGATCTAGCTACTGACTTTATAGAAAACCCTGGAAATCTATCTAGCTTTAAAAACCGGATGTTGTCTATTTTTGCTCCATCCAAGCTTGTTGGAAAAGAAGCTAGGAATGAAATATTAAGATTCCGGAAGCGTATAATATCAGTGGAAGAACTAGGTGGTAAGATTGATAAGCGCATTGCTGCTGCTACCGCAAAGGACTCTAGTGTTGCTGCGAAGGTAGATCAGTATTTAGCTGGAGGAGATTTGGACCCGTCACTAGGAAACCTAGCTGACGATTTAGTTGTGTATCGCGACAGGTTAGACGAACTGCAAGGAGAAGTCATAAAATATTTAGACGCTGACTATATGTCAAAGATGGGGCCACAAAAGTTAGCTAGAGTTACAGATGAAATTTTAAGATTACGAGATCAAGCGGCACGAACATCTAATGCTAAAGATTTAAAAAAACTTAGAAAAGAAATTAAAAAATCGCAGAAAGAAAAGAAAGACCTAGAAAGAACTCCGAAGTTAATTGATAAGATTAAAAAGTCTAGGGAGTTGGGCAACTTTACAAGTCGAGAGTATCGTATGTTTGTGGATAGCGACTTTATTCCAGACTCAAAACTGCGAGATAAAGCACAAAGAGAAATTGCTGACAAAAAGTTGCAATCTAAGGCGTTCAAGCAAATGGACCCAGATTCTGCGGAAAAAGAAGCAATGAGACAAGCCAACAAGCAACTGGAAAAATTAGAAAGAAAGTCTGCTGCGGCGCGTAAACTTGATCCACGCTCCGGCGTGAGAGGTAAGATTGATTCACCATTAATGAAACGCAAGGAGCCAGGAGAGTTTGAGAAAGCTTGGCTAGGTGAAATTACTGAGACAGGGGAACGAGCGCGTGGAACACTTACCAGAGTGGGTCGCATGGTTGCTAGGGAAAAGACTGACCGAAACATAATTGAAATTCTAGAAAGAAATGGACTTGCCATTAGTAAAGATATTGCTCCAAAAGGAACGGCTCCGTTAAAGTTAAAGGCTGGGGTAGAAACCGGATACAATGTATCACCAGAGGTGCAAGCATCTATCAATAGCTTATACATTGACGGGGGGACAGAGCGTTCCAACAATGCTATCCTAGCTGGCTTACAAGACCTCTACTCTACTGCCGTTGGACTATCAAAGGCTACTAAGGTTCTGTTGAACCCGCCATCTTATGCCGTTCAGGTGTATGGTAATGCAATTACTTTAGCAGGTATGGGTGTTAATCCATTTGCCGGTGCTGGTCGTGGAGCACGTTTAGCGTTGGCAGAGTTTGGTGGATTTGAAAAATTACTTAGCCCCTCAGGGGGTAAAGAACGAAGAGCATTTCTAAAAGAGGTCAATGACATGGCTCGCTACGGGATCAAGGGAGAGAACATCGTAGAGTCTGACATGAGAGATTCCTTTGAGCGTGGCATATTCTCTAACGCAATGGAAAAGCCAGTTGGTTTCTTTGGTAAAATGTATTCTGTCCCTGATACAGTAGGTCGTTATGTAGGTTGGAAGTCACAACAGAATATGTTGAAGAAGGTGTACCCAGAATTGGGTAACGAGCAGGTTAAAAAACTAGCAGCAGAACTAATAAATGACACGTATCAAAACTATGACCGCTTGTCTTCCGTCGTTAAACGTCTGTCTCGTATGGGTATCATGCCTCAGTTTGCTTCCTTTACAGCTGAGTTCATGCGTAACCAATACAATCAGGCAAAGATCATAAAGCAAATGCTCCAGGGCAACTTTGGTGCTGATCTAGGACTAGACATTAACAGGGCTAGTAAGTCTGCAATGAGAGTAGAAGGTGCTAAAAGACTAACCGCCTTGGCTACCGTTTATGGTGGAACATACGCAGCAATCGAAGCATTAAATCGTGATGGTGGTGTAACCGAGGAAAACGAACAGGCTATTAGAAACTCATTGCCAAGTTGGGACCAAAGTAAGACTCTGGCGATGAGGGTTTCGGAAGACGGGAAAAAAGTTAGTTACGCTAACGTATCTTACATTTCTCCTCACGCACTTGGGCTTGCGGCATTTGATGCTGCCATGAAAGACGAACCCATCGACAGCTTGGCTTCTTTGATAGCAGAGGAGTTTGTGGGTGAAGGTTCATTTATTAACCGAGGACTGATGGAGGCTATCAATAATCGAAACAATAGGGGAAACAAGATTAGCTTCTCTGAAGACGAATTAGAAAACGCCAAAGAAAGACTTATTTATTTCATCAAGGAATCTTTCCGTCCTGGCATTGTTCGTGAAGGGAAGAAGTTAGATGAAGCGTTGCGCGGAGTTGGAGACTTAAGTGTAGGGCAAGTGTTGGCAAGACAGGTAGGATATCGAGTAAACACAATAGACATAGGAGAAAGCGTAATGTTTGCTATGCGTGAAAACAAGGAGAACGCTGATGGATCGAAGTATAGTTATACAAGAGCAAGAAAAGATGGGAAGCTTCGCCCTGAACAACTAGAATCAATATACCAGGAAGCCAATGATGGCCGTAGAGAAAGCATGATGGCTATTGCTCAGAGAAATCAAGATTTAGCAATACAAGGTTTTACGGAGTCTGAACGCATAGACGTAATGAAAAAAGCTCGCATTTCATCTAAGGACATACTTGCTACCCTCGATGGAGATTATAACGACATGGCGAGGGCTTCAAAGCAATCTACATCTGAAATATACAACGAGCTAGGCGATACGATGCAACAGAAGCGAAGCAAAATACAAGGGTATATGATAACTGACCCAAGCATGGGCAAGAAGCTAATGAATATGTGGAACCGCGATCAGAAGAATATAGACCAAGGACTTAACCGACGGGACATTCTGATGAAAGACATGGACACAGACGAGAAGGTAGATTATCTATCCAGAAACCCTGGTATGATAAACGACTTTAGGCGCAAGGGTGTTCTGTCTAAATCAGTGATTGATGCACTTAGGATTAGAGGAGCCTTGTAGGGGGCAATAAAAAAGCCCCCCAGTTTCCTAGAGGACCTTAGTTTGTTAGCGTCGTGGTTTGGAAGGGCTGGCTAACGGCAACCCCGTATATTAGGCTGAATAGACCTTCTCCGGAGCACTCACGACTTACTCATGTTTGCAGTAATGAACAACAGACAAAGTTATTCTCGCTCCTCTGCGTTAGATAGGAGGCGATCCTGGAGCATATTAACTTTATTCTTCAAGTTATCTATGTCCTTGTTTAAAGTTTCATTCTGTTTAGTCAGAGCCTCGCACGATCTAGTCATGGCCTCTAGCCCTTTAGATAGAATTTCTTCTGAGTTAATCTTGTAAACGGATTGGGTATTGGTTTTCTGCATTTATGTTATGTTGTGTGAAATTAGTTTCCATTGGTCAGCGTCTCGCTCTAGCCACTCAAACATATATACAATGTCCTCGCTGTCTAGTGGTTCGTCAGACTCAAAGTAGTATATGCCTTTTATGTCTGGGTTTCTTCCTCCAGGCTTATCGGCTTCAAACTCTACAGTAACATCAGTTGTGTCACCGTGGATGTTGTCCATTTGTATTTTGTGTTCGTAGGTCATAGTTAGATAAACATGGGTTCAAAGAAAGCAAGCTTGGGAGAGTAGACAACACCGCAACCTAGGATTGGCTTGGCAGCGTAGACACGCCCGTAGTTCATAGCAGGGTGATGGTGGTCTACACCACAGCCCACATTCATACCAAATACAATGTCATCCTGGTTGGCGTGGTAGTTGATGCCAGCCTGAGCGTGGAGGTGACCCATGACGAGGGACTTGAACTGAGCCTGCGCGTTCTTCAGTGCTGACATCTGTCCTCCCTTTTCCTTGTCTCCGTGTCTGTATATAACATTGTCAATCACTAGGTCAGTGAATCTAGGATGTATAGTCCATCCGTCAAGCCCCCATAATGTTTTAAAGTTAAGTATTACCTCTGGTGGTAAACCAACGCTTTGCGCCTTACGCTCTGGTAAAGCAGAGTGATTACCAACTAGGTAGTCTACCTCTGGGAAAGCCTTGTGTAGTGCTCTAACCTGCTTGGCTGCTGATACAAACTCGTCTGCTGCGCTAGGCATGGATGGGTCTTTCTCATGGAAACTGATAGCGTTCCAGTCTACCAGGTCACCGATGTGAACAACCCGTGTGCATTTATGCTTGTGGAAGATAGAGATTAGGAAATCAATGTAGCCGTGGTGCATGGCTGGGCAGTGAGTATCAGCTATGACAAGGACACGCTCGTTACCCTTAGCAGCAGGGACAGTAGCTTTGTATCGTCTGATCTTAGAGCGCACAGCTTCTGCGGTTGTTCCATAGTCTTCAGCGATTTGATGGTAACTAAAACCTTCTAGGTAGAGGTTATAGGCTTGCTTCTGTGTTAGGTTTTCCTGTGTCATATTTATTTTAGTGAGAGTTAACTAAATCTACCGATGTTGTTTTGGAAAACGAACTTGCCATACTGGTCACGCTCACCTTCACGTTGCTTTGCTATATTGTATTTGATAGAGATATGTGTGCCGTGGACGGGATCGTTGTGAACTGTAGCTTCTTTTGTGTCTGAGCCGTTAGGCCATAGCAAGAGAATAATGTCTGCGTCGTTCTCGATGTCCCCGGAATCCTTCAAGTCGTATAGAGTAATGCCTGTCTCACGCTTGGCTCCCTCCCTGTTCACCTGCGCCAAGAGAATGACTGGTAGGTTTAGCTCCATAGCCATGAGCTTGATCTGGTGGCTAACCTCTGCGATTCCGTCGTGCTTCTTTAGCTTGGTGTTCCAAGGGACCAGCTGTAGG